AAGAAGTCCAGACCAGCCAACAAAAACGAAACGGTCTCTCTTAAGCCAGTCGTCGAGTACATCGAACCATCCCCTTTGTGAAATTGGTTGTGAAAGTGTAGATGAAACCATTTATTTAAAATCCTTTTTTGCTTTTTTCTTTTTTCTTTTGTGTATCAAGAACTTCTATATGAGATAAAAGGTTTTTATCAGTTGTATACCAAACTTGTAAACAATCGGAGTAATTATCAAAAACTTTTTTATCTCCATTTTGATAATGTAATCTATAATCATGCCTAATATAAGGGTCTTCAGAAGTTACCTTAAAAAATTCAGGAAGAACATTTTCTTCTGGTTCCAGATTACCAATCATGAGTTCTCTCATAATATTGACCTATTTAGTTTACACTTCTTTACAAAGAAAATCAATGAGCACTTTTACTCATTAGTCCTAAAAGCAAATGAGTTGCTTCAGAAAATCTATCAACATAATGAATCATTTTCATCTCGTCATTATTGAGAAATCCATTATCTAACATTTCATCTTCAATCCAATGTTTAAATGTTCTCCACATTCTTCCTACACATATAATTGGTTTTTTATCAATATGATTAACTTGAACTAGTTGATAAATCATTGCCATCTCAAGAAGAGTTCCAATGCCACCAGGAGTTACAATAAAAGCATCACAATCGGCAAAGGTTTTCAACCTTGAATAAAATGTTTGATGCTTTTCATATTCTTGGACATAGGGATTGACACCTTCTTCAAATGGAAGATGAATTGCCTCTGCAACAGAACAAAGAGAGTTTTCAGTACATGCACTCATTGCTCCTTTGTTTGCTGCCTCCATGGTTCCTGGACCACCCCCAGTGACCACTATCCATCCTTCTGCTGCAATATTTTTACCAAGTTTTTCTACTGCTTTGTAAAGTCCAGAATCAGGACTTGTTCTTGCTGATCCGAAGATTGCTACTTTCTTCATGGTTTTTAGTATAAACCATTACTAGTTATATCTTATCCCCAATAAATTTGACCGAGAGTGAATAAGACAAATACAAGAACTGTAAATACCATCATACCTACACCAGCCCAGATAATCCAGGTAGGCATAGGTTCGTGTTGAGTATTATGAGACATTTTAACTAATCACCTCAAGAGAATCGAAGGAACAGTCATATGTTCCTTTACGGTTAGTATCCAAGTATCTAACTTTCATTGCAATTGGAGGAAAATATTCATCATCTTTATCATACATAAAACCTAAAATTTCAAATTCTCTTCCGTGTCTTCTTTGAATTGGGTTATTAATCCTACAAATATCACCTACTTTAAAATTAAACATATCTTTAATACAAATAAAAAAGAGGGTTGTTATACCCTCTTAATTATATCAGTTATTCAGTTTTTATCAACCGATGGTTGGAGCAGTCAGAGCAACAGGAGTGTTGCTTGCAGCAGCCAAATCCAATGGAAAATTATGGGCGTTTCTTTCATGCATAACTTCCATTCCAAGACCAGCACGGTTCAGCACATCTGCCCAGGTGTTGAGCACACGACCTTGTGAGTCGATGATGGACTGGTTGAAGTTGAAACCGTTGAGGTTGAATGCCATTGTGCTAACGCCCAAGGCAGTAAACCAGATACCGACAACAGGCCAAGCAGCAAGGAAAAAGTGTAGCGAACGAGAGTTGTTGAACGAAGCATACTGGAAGATCAGACGACCGAAATAACCATGTGCAGCAACGATGTTGTAGGTCTCTTCTTCTTGACCGAACTTGTAACCATAGTTCTGGGACTCAGACTCAGTGGTTTCACGAACCAGTGAAGAAGTAACCAGAGAACCGTGCATTGCACTGAACAGAGAACCACCGAACACACCAGCAACTCCAAGCATGTGGAAGGGGTGCATCAGAATGTTGTGTTCTGCCTGGAAGACAAGCATGTAGTTGAAAGTACCAGAGATACCCAGAGGCATCGCATCAGAGAAAGAACCTTGACCAAAAGGATATACAAGGAACACTGCAGAAGCAGCAGCAACAGGTGCAGAGTAAGCAACACAGATCCAAGGACGCATACCCAGACGGTAAGAAAGTTCCCATTCACGACCCATGTAAGCATAGATGCCGATGAGGAAGTGGAAGACTACCAGTTGGAAAGGTCCACCGTTGTAGAGCCACTCATCTAGGGAAGCAGCTTCCCAGATAGGATAAAAGTGCAGTCCAATAGCATTGGACGAAGGAATCACAGCACCAGAGATGATGTTGTTTCCGTACATGAGTGAACCAGCAACGGGTTCACGGATACCATCAATGTCTACAGGGGGAGCACCGATGAATGCGATGATGAAGCAAGTCGTAGCAGCAAGCAGAGTTGGAATCATCAGAACACCGAACCACCCAACATAGATGCGGTTGTCGGTTGATGTTACCCAGTTGCAGAACTGTTCCCAAGTATTCGATTGTGATTTTTGACGTGAAATTGTAGCAGTCATTTTTTTAAAAAAAGAGTAGTAAGACCATCAGGGAAATGGTGGAGTTACTATTCCCCAGTCACCCTCAGACTGGGTATGAGAGACGTTCTTATACACCCATAGGTCTCGGTTAACGGGTGTTTAACAATGTAACGAATTATGAGAGATTCGTAACATTTGTTTACCTATTTATCATACCAGTGGACTAGAGGAAAGTCAAGGGGTATGTGCCAGATCTGAAATTGGATTCCATAAATAATTATAGTGTAAATCACCATAAGAAAATGAAAAGACTATTATTTGCCTTTTCGTTATTCTTCACTATTCCCGTCAGTGCTGCTGAAATCACCTCAAAAATCACCGATTCCGTTCAACTAAAAGTTGATGGTGCTGCTGTTCAATCGACCAGAATAGGAGCATCCTACTCCGCATCAGGAACCAATATCCAAGCAACATCCTTTGGTGGTGTTGGTGGTGCTGGAACCTATGACATCAATACTCCAGGTCAAGCATTTAGTTTCTCCGAAACTATCAATGCTGCTGATACTCCCGTTACAACTCAAACAGTTACGAATGGTGTGATTGGAACACCAAATCTCTATGGAGATAGTGTAACTCAAGTTGGTGGCGAGAAAGGAACCCTTGCAGGTACTCTCTCCCCAACTGGTGTTCCTACTGTTACTGCTGGTGGTGCTGGAACAAGTGCTACTGCTCAAAGATCTATTGAACTGAGTGTATTCAAATGAGACATTTAACTCCCGCTTTACTTTTAGCAGCGGGAGTCACCTGTACTCCCGTTTACGCTAATAGTGTTGTGCCAAATTTCACTAGAGGCACAATCAATGCAACCACAGAATCAGTAACAAAAGTAATCGAAACAATTCGTCAAGTTGAATATACAACTGGTGAATCATATACTGTAACTGGTACGAACATCAACATTCCTGGTTCCCCACAAAAAGATAGTGGGTATTCCATAATGACTCAAGGTGCTCCATTCCAGTTCAGCGAAACCTATCTCGGACCTGGAGTGGCAAAAGAAACATGGATAGATCGCACCACAGAAACCCAATCAACCACTACATCAATCTCTGTCTTTACGCAATAATTTCAACAGGGACTGCATTTGCCCAAAGTGCTCCTGCACCTAGTAATACAAACATTGCTGGACCAAGTGCAAGTGCTACAGGAAACGTAACTAACCAAGCAGTTCAAGTTCTTCAGGGTCCTTTTGCACTTAATACTTATGGTGGTGGAGTGAGTTGTCAGGGGGCAACTTTTTCAATATCCCCATTTGGAACAACGAGTCAAAATAATAGTGATGACCCAGAAACCTTTGCATCACGTAATGGGAACTGGGGTATTTCTGCAGGTCTCAACATCCCATTAGATAGTCATCTAATGAATTTATGTAAAAAGAGAGCAGAGACTGAAATTGCTAGACAACAAGCAGAAACAGACAAAGCACGTTTAGATTTTGAACTTGTTAGATTATTAAAATGCGGTGAAGCATATAAGAATGGAGTCATGTTCCATCCAGATAGTCCTTACTTCAAAGTTTGTGCCGATGTTGTTGTGAAATACCCAAGAGTTGAGGATGTGGTCAATGGAACCAATACAACTAATTGATAATCCAAATCTAAGACCTATAATCGGAAATAATCCGATTAGTGTTCCAAATGCAAACATCAATCGAATCTCTGGTCCATCTGTAATTTCAACTATAGATAGACCAAATGTTCGTGGTGTTGAGCAACCTGTTGTTCGTGGATTGGAAGTTCCTGTTGTTGATGTTCCAAATACTGCGATCAAGTATCCAGTTATTAATGTTCCAACTCAAGCAGAGTTTGATGCTGCTGTAAATGCAGAACGTCAAAAACAAGCACAAGAACAACAGGAAAAAACAAGGGGGTTACCAGATGCTACCCCCCCTCCTCAACTGCCTCAGGTTGTTCAAACTCCCCCTACTCAAACTCCTGTTCCTACTCCAGTAGCAGAAGTTCCAGCAGATAAACCCCAACCTACTTTTACTGCTTATGGAGTCGATATTAATCTACCTGACCCTTCTCTTGTTGCTACGGCTGGTGCTGTCGCAGTAGTCACAACTGCTGCTACGATAGCATCAACAACAGTTCTGAATGCATTAAAAAATGCTGCGGAACCAATGATTAAAGAAGCAACAAAGAATAAGTTTAAAATTAAAATTAAACAAGTTAAACCTGTTCTTCATTATGTAATGGCTGAGGGTGGTCACGTTGATGTATTTGAATACTCTGCTGATGGAACAAGACTAGTAGAGCAAGTAACTAATGTAGAACAATACATTCGTGACCAAGTTGAAATCAATGCTCTTTATGAACTTGATAATAAAATTATTATTGATGATGTGATAAAAGACAAATTTACAAAAGAAGGCAAAGAAAGATTTAAATCCCTCTTTGCCCCTGCTAAAAAAATTGCTAAGAAATTATCTGCACGTTTATCGTTCTAATCCCAATCAAATTTAGAAATAACCCAAGTAACTGCAATCACAGGAAGTTGAACTACAAGATTATAAAGTATGTCGAGGAAGATGTTATCTTTCTCGACTTTTTTTTGTTTAATTTCTTGTTCCGATTCAATCTTTGATAGTGCCTGGGTCATTAGTAAAGACCGTAATTAAATCTTTACTATTTAATAAATCTGTATCATATGGTAACGATTTTTTACGACCTCTTCGTGCGGGTCTCCTAACAAAACGAAAAACTTCTGGTGGTTGTCTCTTAGGAATAGGTCTTCTATTCTCAAGCATCATACCATCATTAGTCAGCAATCTTAAGACTATTAATAAATCTAAGATAAAAAGTTTCATTTCTTTTGCTTTAATTTGAATGCAGCATCACCAAGAAAAGAACCCACAGCAAGTATGAGAACTTTAGTATAAGCATCTCTACTTGTATGCTCCAATTCAATCTGACCACCTTCTCTAATACCAACAGAATCAATAGCAGAAATCATAAGAGCACTCCAGATAATCAGGAATAGTCTAACAATATTAAAGTAAATCACTTTTTCCTTTTTGCTAACAAGGCATCAAAATCCTTCTTCTTTGTGCCACCATCATATTCCCAAGCATATCCGTCAGAAATCATTTGATTATTGATAGATACTTCTTCTCCATTGATATACAGATGACCGATAATACGACCATACTTCTCTGTGCTATCTGGTAACTCTGTCTTAATTATAATATCTTTAGCAAACTCTAGTCTTTTTTTAAGCCATTCTTTAACTTCAAGACCAAGTGCTTTTTCCTTAACATCAGTTGTTCTGCTCTCTGGGGTATCGATACCAGCAAGACGAATTCGCTTAGTAAGGGAGATATCAAAACCAAGGTCAATATCAGCATCAATAGTATCACCATCTACAACCTTATGAACTGACTTAATTCTATAAATGTATGGATCTTTATCGGACATTAGAATGGTAATTTAAACTTCTCAGTATTTAGTTTGGGAATAGGTAATTTTTCAAATGCTCTATTAACTTGATTCTCCACAACTTTACCAACAAATTCTTCTGGGTTGTTGAGAATTGCTTCTGCTTTCTTATAAGTCACATAAGCACCATAACAAAGTGCCCCACTAATGAGAAGACTTGTTGTTGATAGAATGATTGCTAGGTTCTTCATTTTCCATTTCCTCGTGTGCTAATCGTAATATGTAGTAAATCACATATAAAGTAAAGATGAGACCACAACCCAATATTGAAATAACTCCCCAAGGTAATTCCATTAATACTTACCTTCAGTGCAATACTCTACTTTTTTATTTGGGTAATAAGGATACTTACCTTCTTGTGGTTTCATCCACCCACATCCAATCAACCAATCCATGGTCATTGGTGTAGGACGAATTTGATCCCACAAAGGACCTTTGGAACACATCTCTAACTTTTCTGCAGTTACATTAGATTGCTCCTCTGCCCAGTTAGCATCTGCCTCCCAAGGAACTGCACGACTTTGCATCATTGATTCATAAGTCAGTCTAGTATTCTTCATTATCCAAGCAGGAATTTCAGAATCCTGATGTACTTGAGCCATAAATGAAGTTTGCAATCCACCACCCATGCAATCTTGAACAACATGCCATCCCTCATGTCTCATCGTTCCCAGAAACTCTCTGGGGTCTTTAAGGAGTTGTTCGTTTACAAAGAAACGATTGTAGTTTGGTTTATATAATCCTACTGTTCTTGGAGTAAAGTATCTTTCTGGTGCAACATAGACAGGAACATTCACTGCATCAAGAGCAGTAATAATTCTTTTTAGTTCTTCTCTAAATGGATCAAAGTCTGGTTCTTTTAATAACTCAGAATCTACTGTGAGTTTTTCTACACCCTCAGTACATTCTAGAAGTATCATACAACCCATTGCAGCAGCACTGTATGGTTTTACTGTTGGTTGTGTTGGTGCTAAAGAACTAGCAATTGCTGGAATTGTTAGAGTTAATGATAAACCGATCGTTGCTAGGATTTTTTTCATTCATCCCACCATCCTTCTTCTTTATGTATCCAGACTTTCAAATCTTTTACATATTTTCTCAATATCTGGGCCTGTTCTTCATGCCAAAAATCACCCGTCTGCATGTGAAGACGGGTGTGATTATCTATAGCTTTGAGTATCTGATGGATGGGAGCATTCCAACACTCTCGTTTAGGAGTGTTCCATTCTCTTGGCATTGGTATGTAAATGTGTAAATTTTATTGTCACCTAGAAAATCAATTTGACATAAATCTGGACCAATTAGCATATGCCCCACAACAACCAAAGTCACAAATTCAATCATTTTTTCTTGCCACCATTCTTTGCTTTTTTAGCAGAAGTATTTCCTTGATTTTGCTTTGGTTGCTTTCCAGAACCGTTCTTACCTTTGTTAGCAGACTTTGCCATCAGAGGTCTCCTCTTCTTGGTGGAACAAAACCTTCATCTTCACCATCAACTTTAGATTCCAGTGCTTCAACACGAGACTCTAATGATGATTCTGTTTCTTCTGGTTGTGCTCTTGCAACTAATGGTTGTTCTGCAGGTTCAGACCAAACTGGTTCTGGAGAAGGAGGAGCAACTACATACTCCTCTCTCTTTACTTCTGGTTTCTTTTCATCTTCATCATCACCACCTTTTTTCATTGTATTGATGCCAAAAGTGGCAGCAGATGCAGTGAAGACTGTTGCAATAAATGTGGGGTCCATCTTAGATAGAGCACCAGCATAACTAGCAGTAAGAAGAGCAGCGGACCAACTCAAGATAGCAATACGAATCAATGTACTCATACGATTTTCTTTTTGTTTACCCATCAGTCCTTGTGATGATGTTCTACCTCATATTTAGGTAAATCAGAACTTAAATTTAAGTTTTGCAGAAACTGCAGTGTTAGAAACGCCATCATTGATTTGATGAATTCCTTCAATAACCACCATCTCTTTATAATCAACAGAAGCAGATGCCTCAATCATTCCACTAGTCTCATAAGAACCACCAACGGTTATTCCAAATAAGTCCTTTTTCTTTCCACCAAAACGGTGTGAAATATTTAGACCCACCTCACCAGAATGTGAAGTTTTATTTACATCATCAACAGTTCTTCTGGATTGAACTGAACCACTTTCAATAAATCCATCTCTCTGATAATTACCAACAGTATATCCAACAAATGGAGTTACATTTTTATTCAGGTGCCAGAATAATCTGTTATTTACAAACCATTCTTTACCTTGTGCTGAACTTTCATTATTGAAGACACCCTGAACATTTCTGGATACATTATATTTGTTCTGAGAATATCCAGCATTTGTTAAGAGTGAGAATGTATTTCCACGGAACATATTGAATATTCCATAATGATTTTTAAGAAGTTTAGAAGTGCTATCAACACCACCCAAATCAATATTCATATTATTATACTGACCACCAATCGTCCAGGTTGGTTTAATATCAATCTCTAATCCACCACCAATAATTAAAGTCTTACCAGAATATCCATTCTCACCAGAAGACCAGGCATAATAGTTGTTACTGAATACTCTTACCTTATCAGTAGTCGGTTCAGTTGGTTCGTGAATGAATAGATTTTGTAATCCACCACCAATCTTATCTAAAACATCATACTGGTCAGTACGTCCAGAAAGAACATCGTGAGTATTTTCAGTATCAACAGAAAGAAGTAATGAACTTACAACGGTTCCATCACTATAAGTATCTTGTCTTAATAGTGGAGTTTGAGTTGTAGTTGCAAACTCTCTTCTAATCTTTTGAACTCCGTCCTTCTCAGATGACTTGTGAGTTATCTCGGTAGTAGAAACAACTGGAAGTCCTGGTGCAGGAACAGTCACAGAGTTTAATAATGTTGGTGGTTCTGGTTCAGGAGTTGGTTCTGGTTCTGGTGTAGGTTCAGGAGTTGGTTCTGGTTCTGGTTCAGGAGTTGGCTCTGGTGTGGGTTCTGGTTCTGGTGTAGGTTCAGGAGTTGGCTCTGGTGTGGGTTCTGGTTCTGGTGTAGGTTCAGGAGTTGGTTCTGGTTCTGGTTCAGGAGTTGGCTCTGGTGTGGGTTCTGGAGTTGGTTCTGGTTCTGGTTCAGGAGTTGGCTCTGGTGTGGGTTCTGGTGTGGGTTCTGGTTCTGGTGTAGGTTCTGGTTCTGGTGTGGGTTCAGGAGTTGGTTCAGGAGTTGGTGCTACCTCATCAACAGATGGAGCATCTGGGTTGTTTGGAGCAACAGGAGTAAATGATTGACCATTTGCTGTTGTAGTTCCAGGCTGACTATCAACTAAAAGAACTGGTGATAATGCGGTATCTCCAAGGTTGAATACTGCAAATCCTAAAAGATAATCACCATCAGCACCTACTTGATAAGTTGAATACTGCCATCCAGTAGAACCATAAGTTCCTGTTGAATAATCACCAGTTCCAGGATTAGTAAATCCAAGCAGTGCATAATTTTGAAGTTGATTATTAACGGTTACTGTTGGAGAAGAACCTGTTCCTTGATAAACAAGTGAAGTAATAGAACCATCATTGAAAGGAACATAGTCAGTTCCAATGTAGTTCCAAGACATTGTATAAACTGTTCCAGTCTCTAATGTGACTGATTTAGTAATCCAAGCAGCATCAGTTGGATTTGGATTTCCCAAACCAGATTGTTGTTGCTGCTGAGTAAGAAGATCTTTTATTGCTTGATTTTCTGCTGATGTTAATCCAAGTGCTTCTGTTGCTTGATTAAATGTTTGCTGACCATTTGGTTGTAGTGCAGCACCAGCATCTCCATAAGGAGCAAACTCCCAAGTGGTTGGGGTTACGGCAGGTGCGTGGTATGGGTTAGGAGAACCATCTTGTAATGTTGGACTTCCCACTGCACCATGAGAAGGGGCATTGAAGATAACTGGATTATCGACAACACTAACACCCGTTCCCTGTCCTGTGATTGTGCTGTCTAAGGTTCCTGTTTGAGTTCCAGTATTCCATCCTGAAGTATTTCCAGTTTCAAAATCTGTACCAGAAATTGTATCTGCGAATGCTGTGGTCGGCACTCCAATAAGAAGCGCAGACGCTGCAGCCAGCGCCCTTTGCGTGTAGTTAGACATAAAAATACGGTGGTTGGTTTAGCAGTTATCTCCAAGAACTACTAAACGCAACTCACCGTGGTGTGTGGTCGAGTTGTTTCAACTCAATGGTTGAAACTATTTATCCTTTTTTCCAAGCATCCCCTTCTGCTTTTCTTCTACGAGCAAGTCCTGCTTCTACATTTGAACCAGGATTACGGTAAAGATAAAGAGCATCGGGAACTAAATCCCACTCTTTATTCTTCAGGCGTTTAGTAATAGTATTAAAGTTATCGCCACCGTAGAAACCAGCACCGAGATTATAAGCAAAGCTGAGAAGAGCCCCTCTTTTTCCATCTGACATTTCATTCCAATGTGGGATTTTGCGAAGTGCAGGAAGGAATTGATTTTTGCACTGACTAATCAGCAATTCATCTGCTTCCTGTTGGGTGATGCTATCACCCATTTGGAATGGTTGCCCATTCTTATCTCTTGTTGAACCCCAACCAATTGTAATTGGAAGTCCACCAGTGAGGGGGTCAGGATATGCATTTAAATGACATCCTTCAAATTCCTTAATTAACTTAATGCCCATCATAGGGACATCATCACTACTAGTTTGGGCAGCACCAGAAGTAGAGGGAGCTGCCCCTCCTACTTTCCCAAAGATTTTCCACAATGTGGGCAAACATCACCAGCAGGTGCTGCAGGAGATGCTCCACCACCAGATTTTGCTCTATAAATTTCTGCCCAATCTGCATCATCTTCAAGTACATCGTTTGGAAGATTATCTTCCAACCACTGAACTGCTTTTACATGACTTGGATTTCTATCGTCGTAAAACTTAAAAAAGTTGTGTAAGTCTACTCTTGCCATTGGTTGTTCTCCTATCAATCAAAAATACGACCCCAACCATCGTTGCCACCTGGGTTCCAACGATGCTTAAGAACTGCTTTGGTGTAAATGGTCTTCTTACCATTTGTGACTGGACCACTATAGTTATCATTCAATGACCCATATGGGTCATTTACATAATAACCCTTACCGTCTGGGGTCTTACCGATTACAACACACATGTGCCCACCAGTAGGTGAAGAAAGAGAACCCCTATGGAGTATGCCAATAACAACGGGCTTCCCAGCGTCAAGACTTTTATCAATATCAGCAAAAGAAAGATTGTAACTAAAGTGTGACTTAACTCCATAACCTGCCAGAACCTTCGTCTGAACAGAATGGTCAGTCGTATCACCAATCGCAAATACTTTCTTGACATACTCATCATCACCTTTAATTGAACCTGGCTTCAAATAAGCAAGGCACATTGCACAGGAAGAAGAGTTGCAAGTTCTATGTGCGTCTCTGTAGTTATCTACCTGATTGAAATAAGGAACAGGCAATACTGCTGGTGTAGGTGGAGCAGTTCTAAACAGACCCACCCAATCGGATTGTGAATCATCCAGGAACTTCTCTGGGAGATTATCCTCTAGCCACTGAACCGCAGCAACGTGGTTGGGGTTCTTATCATCATAAAACTTAAAAAAGTTATGAAGATCTAAGGTCATAGATATCTATTTTTGACACTGAAGATATTTATGATTTTTGGGTATAATGGCAAGTTATATCTTTTTCAACTAACTATATTGAATTTAATACCTGTACTCTTCCAGTTTATCTAAAATTTTATTCAGATACCTATGTGCCATCCCTTTAGGGTCAGATTCCCATCCAGTATGCTCTTTATCCAACTCAGCTTTTATCTTTAAGACTTCATATTTAATTAAGTCTTTCGTAATTTGTCCCTTAGACATAACATAAAAAAATCTCTGCCTCTTATTTAGAGGCAGAGATAAGTATTACTTCTTATTGTTTCAAACTGTTGCTACTTGTCTAACAGTAGATTTCACATACTCAAAAACGTTTTCTGGGGTGCTCTTTTCATATGGGTCTGTGTCTGCATTGTCACGCATACCATCCTCAACGAATAGTTTCTCGATGACTCCGTTATCCACAATTGCAGCATAACGCCAAGACCGATCACCGAAACCAAGGTTGGACTTAGTGACAAGATATCCCATAGACCGTGTGAAATATGCATTACCGTCAGGAATAAGTTTTACCTTTTGAATATTTTGGTCTTTTGCCCAAGCATTCATCACGAAACCATCATTAACAGAAATACAATAGATAGCATCAATACCAAGAGAAATAAAATCATCGTACTTCTCTTCAAATCCAGGGAGTTGATAAGCAGAGCAAGTAGGAGTAAATGCACCAGGGAGAGAGAATAGAATAACACGCTTACCATCAAAAAGTTCAGCAGTTGTTCTATTTACAAACTCACCATTCTCACGGAATGCAAATTCTACTGTAGGAATAATATATTTTTCTTTACGCATAGGAACTTCCATATTTTTCTCCTTCTTTTTAAAAAAGTTAAACATAATTATTAATTAAAAACGGCATTAACACCAACAACTTTTGCTTTAGGATTTCTTGCAAGTGCAGTCTCTCTTGCGTCTTTATAATCTCTTGCTTCTACAATCTCATAAAAGACTTTACCAGCAACATACAACTGCACTTTACATTTCATCAGAATATACCAGGAATAATTTGCCCAGTAGTGAGATAAGAACCTGCTGCTGCAACAAAACCAATCATTGCAAACCAACCATTAATACGTTCTGCTTTTTCAGTAAAAATTTTGTTCATTTGTTTTCTCCTTGATAAGAGTGATGTTGTTTGAGTTCAGGATTTGATTGCGAAGGAACAACTGGGTTCCTTGACTTGCTTTTGATTACGATGAAAGCATCGTTTTGGTAGGATACTGTTCCGAATGGTTTTGCCCATTTTGGATTTGCATCTGGGTGAGTAGCAGTTCCTGTCACTGCTACTCCACCAATTTCTACAGAGAGTTCATCATTAGCATCCCATCCAAGTTCTTGGAGGGCAATTCCAAGTTGCCCAAGCATTCCAGCACTCACAGGTTTTCTTCCTGTTCAGTAAGAATTACGCAATCACTTGTAGGATATGCTACACAGGTGAGCACCCAACCATCGGCAATCTGGTCATCATCAAGAAACGATTGTTCTTCATTATCAACAGTGCCAGAGATAAGTTTTCCAGCACAAGCACTACAAGCACCTGCTTTACACGATGAGGGGAGATCTACCCCCGATTCTTCTGCTGCTTCAAGAATATATTGATCATCGGGACACTGAATAGTAGTCTCAGTGCCATCAGGGGATTGGAGAGTGACATTAAAAACGGTCATTAGTAAGTCTCACAAAGTTTTTCTACGGATGCTGCCAACAGGACGAAGAAGGCAACTGAAGTCATTGTAAAGATAATTGAAGTCATTGTCAATCAATTGTCAGAAGATGCCGAAGAAGAAGTTGCCAGTGATAGCATAAGAAATGAACCCAGCAACAAAACCGACCATAGCCCAGCGTCCATTCATTTTCTCCGCCTTCTCGGCATAAGGTTCGATACCATAACGCTCAAGGTCTTCCTTGGTCATATACATTGATGGTTCTTTGGCAAACATATTCATTTGCCCGAACTCATTTTTGGTTACAGTCATTTTTCGTTTTATTACGAATTGTTACACAATTATATAGGAAACCTTAAGAGATGTCAAGGGTCTTTGTCAGGAAGTCAAAAAAAAAAGACCACCCCGAAGGATGGTCTAAATCAACTTATGAGTGGATTATCAGAACTTAAAGGTAGTTTGTAAAATTCCTCCCCAATTGGAAGAGTTGTCAGCAAGGCGCTGATTGTCGCTACCGTAGATGATAGCAGGAGTGATGCTGATGTTATCAGACACTTGATACTTGTAGAAGATTTCAAGCATCGTTGCTTTCTCAAGGTTCTCACCAGTAGGTGCCTGACCGATAGCAACACCAGCGGAATTACCACCAACAAACACATCTTCCCACTGAAGACCAGCGAACCAGGACTGACTATCAGTAGCATCGCTAGCAGTTCCACTCACGGTGTTCCAACCATAACCAGCAGAGATAGCGGGGATAATACCCGACTTCTCAGGCTCCCAATATGCGTTCAGAGCATATCCGTTGGAGGTTTGACCAGGAACCAGAGTACCAGAAGCACCATTCAGACCGTTGTAGGTGCGAACACGAGTGCCTTCAGTACCATAACGATAACCGAATGCAGCACCGTAGTTAGTACCACGATAACCGATTTGTGCAAGAGTATTCAGAGCACCAGTCTCATCAAACTCACCACGGGTGCTATCTTGACCTGCTTGTGCAACATAATTTACACCAGCAATAAGACCTTTCTTACCATACTGAGCACCAAAACCAGCACCAGTTGCCTTGTTATAGACACCAGGAGTACCAGCAACAGCAAAGAAATCAAGAATACCAGACTTGTAAGCAGAAGGCATCCAAGCAATTTCGGTATTACGAACTGCAGCACCAGCAGTCAGAGTTGCTTTATTATTGAAAGCAGGGAATGAGTAATACAGACGGTCAATAACTACATTGTTACCAACTTCGCTGGAAGTGTTGTCTGCCTTATCCAGTTTGAACAAAGAAGAGCTGGAACCGAAAGGATCACTACTAAAGTTAGAAGAACGCAGACGAGTACGGAGCAGGTCCTTACCAGTAAATGAAGTATCTAGGTTCAGACGCAGATCATAGTTGAACGCAGTACGAGTTGTATCACCACCTTTAGTGCGGTAGTCATCAACACCACCAAGAACAAAGTTTGCTTCACCACGAAGTTTAGTGGTAGTGGAGAACTGAGTTGCTTCAAGTTCACCAACTTGTGCTTCCAATTTAGCAACGCTACCTTGAATAACAGTTAGTTCATTACGGAACTCATCAGCAAGACGCTTTAGTTCATCGGTGTTTTCAGTTACACGATCCAGGCAAGCATTCAGAAGTGCTGCTGCTTCATAACGGGTCATTGCACGACTACCACCGAAGGTGCCGTTTGCATAACCAGCAACGCAACCATAACGCTCTACAAGATTGCTGAGTGCCTGATATGCCCAATCGGTGGGTTGCACATCAGAAAGTTGATTAATGCTTGAGACTTGCTCAGTGGAATATTGATTGACTGCTGCCATATTAAGGTCTGCAGCATTCGCAGCAACAGGAGCAACCATACCAAGAGCAACAGGTGCAAGCATCAGTTGTTTGATTTTCATAAGTTTTATTTTTCTTCTATAGAATATAAAAAAAACCTTAAGTTGTTTAAGGTTTGTGTATCATATTATGGATTTTAAAGTTTTGTCAAGACTCCTGTTTGTTCTCAGTTATCCTTCCAAGATAAGGATCGTAATTCATCAATTCTTCAATTTTCAACCCAGCACCATTCTGCTGCCAAAAATTTAAAAGACCATCGTGACTAGAACGATGGAAAATATCAATATGATCAGGATGAATAGAAGACCCCAGAGCAATTCTATACAGGAAAATTGGTATTGAAAATGTATTTCCTGAGTTATAAATCAAGTCATCTGCTACTGCCCTAGGCTTTACGCCATTATCAAGTTTATACTTATCTCCTCTAATATGATGCTTAATGATTTTTTCTGCATGATGACGAGATATCATATAACATGCAGTAGAAAAATCATTAACAAACCTCTTATGTAATTGAACATGCAAAGGTCCTGTGCAAATAATTGATAATTGAATCACATCCCAATCATATGGGATAAGAGAATAAAATTGACTCCAAGTAAAATCCCAATTCTGAACAATCTGGAGGTCAACATCATCTTCCATGATTACTGCATATGGAGAATCTGATGTCTCATACCAATGCTTAATTGCTTTAAGATGAGAAGTTGTGCATCCAATCTCACCAGAAGTCATCAACTGAGGATATCTTCCAGAAATAATTCCACTCAAATCATCCTCTCTGCCATCATATGCAGAAATACGAGTATAGTTTTCAATTTCCCAGTATTTAAGTTGGTCTTCCATATATTCGTTTCTTTCTGGTTGCCCATCAAGATTGAGATAATAAATTGGACCAATATTCTTTAGTTTATAGGAAGATTTATTTTTTTCCATTAAATTACTTTCCATTCCTCACAATACAAATCTTTAGTATCTTTATCAGCATAAGAAGGACCAAACCACATTTGTGGTGCAACAATCTTTCCTTTGCGATTTTGTAACCAAGCACCCCACCAAGATAGAGATGAGTTAGCAATAATACCACCAGAACAAAGGGACATCAAACACAAATCAACATATGGAGTATAAGACCCATCAGGATATTTTTCTTGTGGTTCAGATATAAAGAATCTATCTGGTTCAAAAATTTTCTGCTCTTTAACCCACTCAGGAGAATCGGAAAATACAATTACTGGTTGGTTTTCATCAAATTCTTTGAGTGCCTCCTCATAATATTCAATTGGTTGTACTGGATGAGTATCTGCAAGATTTACATATGCCCACTTAAATCCACGAGCATCAACAAGATTTGGGTCACCTCTCCTTACATGTAAAAATATTGGAGTCTTTTCAAACTCAGAAATAAATTCTTTACAGGGATTAAAAATACCCTCCTCAAAAGTAAAATCTTCACGGATTTCAGATTCAATGTCTTTAAACCATTTTTCGGACTGAAAGAATCCAAACAAACTTACATCATCTGGACACAAATCATGAAGAATTGAATCATAGTGATAATCCTTTTCTACCACAACTGGTGCATGACCATTATCTAAAAATTTTAAATTTCCACTACTAACACTCGATAATTTAAAGCAAACATGTAAACTATAATTATCAATTCTTTTTGCACCAAAGGGAGGAATACAGAAATCATATCCCCTACGTCTTGCTATACCTTTTAGTGCCGCATATTGGAACATTTGATTCCCAAGTCTACCATTATTACCAAGTCCATTAAATGCCAGCATTTAGTTTCTCCCCTCTACTAATTAAGTATTGTTGATTTTCATAGTACTTTACTACAGTATCTCTATCTTGATTTCTGAACCACTGCCATAGATTATGATTGTCCATAAACTTTGGATTATTGTAATGAGAATTAAATGTCCTTCCATGCTCAAGATGATATACTATATCATTTACTCTTCCCACTCTATAGTTTAGAACATTTAATCTATAGTGAAATTCGCAGTCTTCTGCTCCCCATGAAATAAAGTTTTCATTCCACATTCCAACGTTTATCTCAACTTGTCGTTTAATCATTTGCCCCCATCCAATAGTTGCAGAGGCAAGTCTCGAATTTGAATCTAGAATACTATAATCAAACTTAGAATTCAAAAAAGATTCATATGTTTCCATTGGATAATCAACTGCTCGTTGATAAATTCCACACCCAAATGGATAAACTACATCACATTGGTCTTCAATCAAAGCAGAATATGCTAAATGATATGATTGTATTGGAAGAATCATATCTACGTCATGATTAAATACAATTTCAGATTTAGATTCTAATAGTAAATCATTCAGAATTCTTGTTTTGTGGAATGCTGCTTCATTACTTTCTTCGTAGATATGAATAAGATTAGAAATATCTACATACTTTTTAATCTCTGGGATTGCTCTAAATTTAAAATTTGAACGAGAATCAACCTCTTTAACTATAACATTAGACTCTGGAAAGTTGTGGAGGAGAAAAGAAACTGTAGTGATTATATTTTTTAATCTATCCTCACTTTCAATACGACATGGCATTAAAAAATCTAATTTCATATCAAACCTCTGCTTCGATTTCTTTAGGGTCATTAAATTTTTCAATCCAACCTTCTGGAATCAAATCAGTCATAATATAATCCTTGTATGCAGGACCAAACCAAGGGGTTGGTGCAACAACTTTTTTATTTGGATTATTAATAAGATATGCACCCCACCAAGATAGAGATGAGTTAGCAATGATTGCATCACTACAAAGTGACATCAAACAAAGATCAATGTATGGAACCGATGCACCATCAGGGAATAATTCAAGAGAATTGTCAGAGAAAAGGAACCTATCACCTTTGAAAAATTCTTGACGTTTGCACCATTCAATAACATCAGAAAATACTAATACTTGATAACTACTATCAAATTCTTTAAGTGCTTCTTCATAGTATTCAAATTTACAAAGAGGATGATATTGCTGAAGCATTTGGTATGACCAACGTTCACCTCTTATTCCCTGAAGATTTGGATTTCCTCTTCGGACATGTAAAAATACAAGTTTTTTATTTCCAATACTTTCAATATACTCCTTACAAGGATCTAACCATTCATCTTTAAATGTAAAATCCTGACGGATTTCATGTTCAATATGCTTAAAATACTTTTCAGATTGGAAATACCCATCTAAATCAATATTATCGGGACATTGATTAAAAAGATTTTCATTAAAATGAAATTCTCTCCAGGAAATTGTTTGCTTTGGTTGCTCTCCTTGATTTTTTTCTTGACAGTTAATTAGATTAAAAGCATCAAAAAGACCATAATTATCACACCTATCGGCATCAGCAGGAGGAACCATCCATTGGTATCCTTTGTGTGCAGCAATGCCTCTGATAGCAGCATATTGGAACATTTGATTTCCAAGTCTTCCAGCATTACCAAGTCCATTAAATGAAATTGCCATGTTTCTCCTATTTTTTCTTTACAAATAAAACATCACCCCAGTCGGAGGTATGCTCAAAAGTTTCTACTGGTTCAAATCCAAATGAATTCAAATACTCTTTCAATTCATCAAACATAACATTATCAACATAATCTGGATTATTCCATGTTGCTTCTGTTGTGATATACAAAACATTTTCCAATACTTTAGAAGCACCTTTGAGAACCATTAGTTCTGCCCCTTGAGTATCCATGTCAAGAAGTTGAAAATCACTGAAATTGAATTCATTTTCAGTCAATAAGGTATCAAGTTTAACTGTATCGACTTTGATTGTCTTTTTATGCCAAGATTCAAATCTTCCTTTTGGTTTTAGCAAAGAAGAACAACCTTTATTGCCCTTCATAAAAGCAGCATCTGGTCCATAACAAACATGAAAATCAATATCTTTAGAATCAACATCACTAGCAGCAACGCAAAATCCATGAGATTCTATAAAACTATCTGCCCTTTCTAAAGCAATTTGAAGTTCATCAAATACATCTGGATTTGGTTCAATCCAGATGATTTGTTTTGCATCAAGTTTTTCATAATCAAAAATTTCTTCACCTCGATGAGCACCCACATGAATTACTCCATCGACTTTAATATTATTCTCTGAAAAATATTTGTATTGACTCATTTAAAATAATTAGTATAGATAAAATCTTCCGCAATTGGAAGAGTTAAAGAACGTTCAAAATTATCTTTAATCGCATCTATTCTAGAATGATAAAGTTCTTCTGTCAATGTAGAAACATCAAAGTTATCATCTAGAAATATAATACCATCCTCGTTGAAGTACTCCACAACTCCTTTACATCCATAAAAAACTGGGATTGTTCCTGTTGCAAAACAGTCCGTTAATTTCTCTGTAAAGTATGTATCATAAACAGCATTTTCTACAGCAATAGAAAACATGTAATCTCTAAGTCCATCTTCCTTACATGAAATATCCCTAAATCCCCTCCCATACAAATCAACTTGGTCTTTGAATTTATTCACAAACTCAAGTCTTTTGCGATGCCCAGGAACCATAGACTTGTTAGATGAAATCATTGAAACAAGTTTAGTTTTTTCAAAAATCTTTCTATCCTCTACCCAAGGAGCAGCATTAGATAATGAATAGATAATTTTTGGATACTTATCGCAAAGTTCTTTATCGCAACTAAAAATACCATCTACTCTAGATACTGCAAATTCGTAATTTTTAATTACCCAATCATATATTGGTTTAATGATTTGCTTTGATTCTAGCAACCAAATATAAGTTGGTTTAGTTTGAATTGAAGAGAATGCTTCGAGAGAACGTTGGTTAACATAGAAATTTACTTCTCCAGAACCATCATAAACCCATTCAGTATACTTAGAAGTATTTTTATCAGATGTAGAAGGAAGAAGAGAATCGTTACAATAAAGATTAATTTTGAACTTGTTCATTCTTCATTGCCTCGAATACTTTAGCAATGCCTTGTTCAATAGTTGTCTTAGGCATCCACCACTTTGTCAAATAGGTATCTGGTTTATTCTTTTTATCCATCTGAACACTATCTTTCTGGTCTGAGGGTTGTACCTTGACCTCCTTTCCAATTATATTAAATTGTCCATTAATTATCCCAGCAACATCAATAATTTTTGTCGGGCGGAAACTCGTGATGTGGAGATTATCTTCCGACGTAAAATCATGGAAATTATCCATAATCGTTTCAAGTGCTTCGCAGCAGTCTTCGGCATAAAGAAACTCCCTTTCTTCTTCTCCATCAGTAAGCATATCAATCACACCAGTCTCAAATCCTTTACGAATAAAATCAGTGATTACGTGTGCCTTTTCATGGTCTCTTTCAATTCCATAAACATTCCAAAACTTAACAATAAGTCCATTTAAAGATTTAGTATAAAGTTCTCCAACGTTCTTAAGAACACCATATGGAGAATAACTCATATTACTCATCTGCGAAGAAGCAAATATAAATCTCTTATTATACTTTTTGAGAAGTCCAAATGCATTTGCCATCAGACGGGCATTGTTATCAATAAATTGGAATGTATGTTGATACTTTTTAAGGTAACGAGAACCACCAACATCAAATGCAAGGAAGAAAACAAAGTCTGCTGCCTCAATTGCATTCTCAAGATATTGATTTGGGATTACAGTCATGTCATGATTAGGTGTTTCAACCTTATCAAAGTCAATAACTACGTGCCCCTTCTCACGAAGATACTCCGAAAGATATGCACCAATTTGCCCACTAGATCCTAAAATTGTAATTTTCATTCTAAACTATCTACCACCCAAAGAGTTTGTACATGAGGATAAGAATATCCGTTTTGATATAATTTAGTCATAGAGATTCCCCACTCGTCTAGAATCTCTTTATGTGCTCTTGATTCTCCATCTTTAAATTCTTCAAATCCAGGAGTTCCACCCCAATCATCATAACCAATTAAAGTTCCAGGAACAATTAGATTGTTCTCCATCAAATAATTAAAAGCAAATTTTGTTGGAGAGTAAATATCCAAATCAAAATCCACATAAAATGCTGGTTTTAAATCTTTTTGTTTAGGAAGAGTTTCTTCAACAAGTCCAGCAACTACTGAGACTGAGGTAGGATTTTCTCTTCCAACAAAAATATTCTGAACTTCCTGTTGAATATGCTTGGCACAATCTTCTGGTGTTTCCAGATTCATGTACTTCAGCACATTAAATTCATCTGGAAAAATATCTGGATTCCAAGAATCTTGAAAAATAGGTTCTGCAGTTTCCTTTGGCATTCCAGTGAAAACATCGAATCCATGAAAAGAATTTACTTCTATTTTATGTTTATTTAAAATGGAAGCAATTTCTTTCATAGAACCACCATTGAATACACCAAACTGATATACAGAACAGTTTTTTAATTCTTCTTTATCGAAAGTGTTGCAATCATTAATTGCAACATCTAGTAATGATGTTCTCCAACTCATGAACTTTTTTTAGCAATTTGTCCACTAATCCATTCGTATGTCTTACGAATTCCTTCTTCAAGAGATTGAGAGTAATCCCAACCAAGTTTTTCACGAATCAAATCATTATTTGAGTTGCGACCACGAACTCCAAGAGGACCATCAATATGATTCTTTTCTACAGTCTTTCCTGATACTTTAGCAGCAGTCTCTACAAGTTGGTTGATGGTAACCATTTCTTCAGATCCAATATTAACTGGTCCAATAAAATTGGAATCCATCAGTCTTCTTGTTGCCTCGATACATTCATCAATATAGAGGAAAGATCTTGTTTGCTTTCCGTCTCCCCATACTTCGATAGTACCTCCCTCAGACGGAAGATAAGCCACCTTTCTACAAATCGCAGCAGGAGCTTTTTCTCTTCCCCCTTCCCATGTACCTTCTGGTCCAAAAATGTTATGGTATCTAGCAATACGTACAGGGATGCCGTGGTTGCGATTGTAAGCCAAATATAGACGTTCACTAAAAAGTTTTTCCCAACCATATTCAGAGTCTGGGTTGGCAGGATAAGCAGAAGACTCCCTACAATCAGGATTATCGGGATCAAGTTGGTTATGCTCAGGATACATGCAAGCAGAACCAGAATAGAAAATTTTAGTACTATTTTTGCCGAGTCTTTCATTAAATTTATGTTGCTCTTCAAGAACATTCAAATTGATACTAACAGAATTGTGCATGATGTCTGCATCGTTCTCACCAGTGAAAACAAATCCTGCTCCACCCATATCAGCAGCAAATTGATAGATTTCATCGAATGCGTGAATATAACGATAAGGAACAGAGTTATAGAAGTTTCCTCTATCACCTTTATATTCAAGAACACGACGGACAAAATCTACATCTCGAAGATCTCCTTGAACAAATTCGTTTGCTTCTGATGCGGAGAACTCTGGGTACTTAAGGTCCACACCACGAACCCAGTATCCCTCAGAACGCAACTTTTTAACCATGTGACTTCCAATGAACCCACCAGCACCAAGAACAAGTGCCTTTCTAATGTATTGACTCATACTTTAATCAAGAAAATAATAATTCTTTAGTATATATCATACTAAAAAAGAGGGGTCTTGTAAACCCCTCTTTTCAAATTTTTACTTTTTTCTGGAAGTAAGAACCAGGCGGGATTTACCCCATCCGCACCACTTGCCTTTTTAAGGAATGGCAAGAAACCTTATTTAGAACTTACAAAATCGTTAATGATTTCTGACTGACGTAGAACATTATTTAAAGTTGGAAAATCAGGGTAATCCATCTTCACAGTGTTCTTGGAATTTTCATTCCAGCAACGAGCAATATCATACTCTATACTAAACTGGTCGTTAAGCATATTATATGCTTGCTTAAAAATCTCAAATCTCAATTCATAAGGTGTCATTTTTTTTACTCCTGTGTGTTGTGTCTTGTCATCTTTTCGATTCTTCTCGGCTCCACCACCTAGTTTTACGAAACTAGGAAAATTTGAGTTAATTTTGATATCTCAGTAATACCAAAAAATGCACATAAAAATAGTACATCCCAGAGTTTTAGTTTAATGGCAAATGGAATACCAAGTAGTCCACCAATAAACTTTATCATCAATCCATATTTAAAATTTCCCCATAACATAACTTGATATCCAAGCAGTAAAAGGAAATTTCCAATGTATCGTAAGATACTTGATTTAGACATAATTTGTTTTTGAGGCAACTCCGACCAGTACTGTTATAGTCCATCCGTGACTATATTTAATATACTAACATGCATCATTATGCTCTGTATGTATACGTATCACTTCCTCATCACATGGCATAACAACAATAGTTTTTCCTGTTATATCTTCAATGAGAAAAGATTCACCATTTTCAACTTTTTGAATATAATTATCAAAATCTTTTTGAAAATTCTCAATTGTGATTTTTCTCATCAGAATTTTGTTGTTTGTGTATGAGCATTATACCCATAATTGGTGCAATAGTCAATCCTGCTCCACACAACCCCAACCAAATTGGACTTGCTGCCAAAACTTCTACTAATTTAAATAAAAAATTAGTGTGATGTTCCATTCCCATGGTAATCATCTGTGTCATAATATCCCCCTCGTGTTCCGAAGTAGAGTGTAGTCAGTACAAAAGGAATAGCAATAAAAATAAGTGCTTTACCTAACATGATGTCCACCGAACATATAACGCATACCATTTAGAATCTTGGCTGCGAAAGTGCCCAGATTGCGTGAATTAAATCTTTCAAAAAGGGCAGTAGTAATGACAGGAGCGGGTACACCAAGGTCCACAGCGGCAGAAACAGTCCAACGACCCTC